AAACGGGGGCCGAAGCCCCCGCCCTATCAAGAAGCAACGAGAGGCACAGAGAACCAATCTGTGGAGTCATACGCCACAAACCAGCACGCTGTTTTAGCGGCCATAGAAAAAGCCGTAGTTCCTACAACGCCGTTGATTTTGGCGCTGCCCGGAGCGTAGACTTTCAAAACAGCGTTTGCCGTATCGTCGTTCTTGAGAACGACAAGACGCCCCGCCGTTGGGGCTGGCAGAACGACACCTTTGGTGGCGTCCGCGCCGGTAACCCAGCTAAACGAAGCGGTCAGCGCCGTAGCGTCCGCACGGGTCGAACCCGCAGCGGCCGGTTTGGCTACATCAACACTTAGCGAGGCGCCGGTCAGCGTGGGGCTGGATAGCGTGCCGCCAGTGATGGTGGAGTTGGAAATGGTCGCGCCGGTAATCGTAGTCCCCGCAACTAGTTCAGGGTCGGAGAACGCGACGCCAACTGGTTTGGTATTGGGCATGATTTTATCCTTTTAAAGACAGGGGGCGAACCCCCTATCAATTAAGCAATGCGGTACAGAGTCCAAGTGGTGTCGCTGGTTTTACGAGCAACAAACGAAGCCGAAGTTTCATTGTCGATAGTCAGCGAACCAACAATCGTCCAGCCAGTACCTGTACCAGCAGCCATCGTGATGTCGCCGGTAGTGGTGCCGATATTGATAACTGTCCAATTAAAAGTGCTGCCAACTTTTGCACTTGAAATTAGATCGTTAACGCCCGTAGTGCCGCCCGATGTGACCACGATAGGCATCGTGTAGGTGGTGCCGGTGGTGCCTGGGTTAGCAATCAAAATACCGCCGGTAACTTCGGCAGCGGTCAGGGTAACGGTAGTAGTGCCAGTTTCCGTCAGCGGAGCAGGCAGATAGCCCATGAGGGGTTCGTTAAGGTTGCCATCACCAAACTGATAGCCACCAGCACCATTAGGAATTGCCATGATAGATCCTTTCAAAAAATAATTTGGTAGGGGGCCGAAGCCCCCTTATTGATTAGCCCCAGAGACGAACGCCCATTTGAGGACGGATCACGCTGTAGCCGTACAGCACGTCAATACGGCAGGGCATACGGTCGTTATTGATGTCGTACTGGCGGACAATACGCATCGAAATACCGTTATGAACCTGACGCGACGCCATGTCAACGCCTTGCGGCATCATCAGATCGGCAGTAGCGAACGTGATTGCATCTTTGTGGTAGACCAAGTTTTGTGGGTACTGCGACGAAGCTGCACCGACAAAAGTTACGGCTTTGCTGGTAGCGGGAAGGCTATCTACAGTAGCTAAAGCGTTAGCTGCCGAATAGATAGGAGCAACGGTGATGTTGCCTGCGCCAGACCCGTTCAGTGTAACGTCAACCGTTGCAACAAACTGGAACAGCGACCCAGTAGACTCGCGTGTCTGTGGGTTAACTGCATAACAGTCAGCCACAGTGAACACATCGCCAGCCTTAACCGTTGCGCTAGCACCCGCGCCAGTGATGGCGATAGTGGTTGCGCCTTCGCTCGTTACAGCAGCTGAGGTCGTGCCGCCGGTCGCTGTACGCGAACCAGTGGTGAACTGCTTGATCGACTGAGACATGTTGATCTCGTCAAACCCAAGCACGCCCATGCCCATCATGCCGTTCTTGAACTGGCGGCTGATCGTGTCAGTCGGGTTGAACAGACCTTTCATGCCTTCGACCAATCCAGCGTTAGCGGCTGGGTTGACTGTGGCGTAACGGGGCGACATGACCGCAGCGTTCTCGTTGAGCTTCTGCTGTGCTTGCAACAGAACCAGCGATGTAGCAGGCGTCGTACCAGGCGTACCAACGGTGTTACCAATGTATTTGTACGAGTTTGCAACGTCAGCGTCGATGCTGGCAGCAAGTTGGCTAATACGAGGCTTAAGCACACGCTCTGCGAAATCGTCTAACTGCAACGTCAATTCAGCAGATGTGAAGTTAACGCCGATGTGCTTCTGGGAAGCAACAGTCAACGTGGTGAACTGCTCGTTGTCGCTTTGAACTTGCAGCGCGGCACCGTCGGTAACCAGAGCGCGGTCCGGGAGGCGGATACGCAGGGTTGAACCGATCTTAGCGCCTTCAACAGCAAAACTGTCGTCGTACTGACGGTTTACGTTACGGGTTAAGACAAGATTATTCTCAAGGATTTCAAGCGCCTTGCGAGTAATCATGTCAATGGTAAGTAGGCTATTAGCCATGACAAATTCCTTTCAAAAATTAGCGGACTCGGTTCTGAGATTCCCATTTCTTAATCTGCCTCTGCCGTTCGGCTTCGATCCACTCCGACGTCGTCATCTCCTTGATGGAGCGCGGGTCGGTCGTGTCCAAAACCCTTGCGGTGCCGCCCCGAGGGGTGACAGGCGTAATCGGAGTTGGGGCACTCGACGATTTCTTCACAGGAGGATTGTCGGCCAGCTTGGCTTCGATCTTCCCAATCTCTTTTGCCTGCAAAAAGGGCGACAACTTGGCAATACGATCAGCTTCTTTCGGATTAGAACCAAGGTAATACGCTACCTCAGGACCAATATCAGACGCTTGAATCGTTTCAGCCATCACTGTCGTGATTGGAAGTCGGGGGTTGTACGCGACTTGTTCAAAATCTTCGTACTTTGTCCGCGCTTCTTCTTCGCGCTCGTGATAGACCTCAAGAACTTCGGCACGCTGTCGTTCTGCTTCACGTCGTGCAAGTAACTCTGCTGCCTTCCGTTCGGCTAGCGCTTCCGCGTAGTCTTCGGTTGTCGCAAAATTATCTTGCGTCGGTGCATCACCAGACGGCATATTGGGCGTTGTCGCCCGCAGCTTTTGCTCTCGTTCCCACTTGCGTTGCTCTCTTGCGAGGCGTTTGCTGATCATCGCATCGAGTTCAGCCTGAGTGAATTTCTTCTCTTCAGACGTCTGCTCGGGCTGATTTTCAGCGACTTCCGGCGCATTTTGTGCCTGAGCCGTGGTGGCCGTCACCTCGGGGGCTTGCGCGGAGTCAACTTCCGCTAGGTTTTGGACTTCTTCAGTCATAGGTTACTCGTTAGAGCGCCCGGTCTACTGGGCCGGTACAGTTCTCAGATTATGCGCTCAGAATGCGCTTGTCAAGATGTTACTTTGAAAAGGCTTGCAACTCGGCGTTGATCAAACGCTGCGGCCACGCACGAATAGAACGAAGCCAGCCGTTCATAAAATCAGTCCCATCACCACCAATCTGCATCTGATTGATGCCGGATGGGTATGCGCCAGTCAACTGACCGACCGGGGTCGCAGCGTTCACGCTGATGCCGTAATCTGTTGATTTCGCAGCACCGCCGACTTTGTAGGTTGTTCCAGCAATCCGAGCAGCACCAACCAATTGAACGGTAAAAACCGAGCCAGCATAAACAGCAAGTTCTGTGTTTGTTCCGTTACCACGAATGCGAACGCTGTTGACGTTCGGCGAACCATCGTCAAGACTGACCATCGGGTTAAACCCAGAGGTTCCTTTGAAAGAACCTTCAGCAACGATGCCGTTTTGAGAGGCTGTCAAAACACTAGTGAAATTGCTTCCAGTCATCACAGCAACATCGGAATTTCGGGCAACTGTGGCAGTCGTGGTCGCAATGTAGCTTGTCTCAACAGAGCCAAGTTCCACTTGAGCACCCCACACGTTGATGCCATTGCTGGTGTTGCCAGCATAGACAACAGTGCCGTTCGCAGAAGCAACGTAGATCGCAACAGCGCCCGTTGTTGCAGCGGCAACGGCCTCAATTGAGCAGCGATACCATCCGTTACCAGCGTTTTCAATTCTTGGAACAGGAGAGCCGGAAAAAGTGGTGCCAATTGTGCCGTCTGCCGAATTGAAATATGTCCCCGGCGTGCCCGTGAACCCGGTCGAGAGTTGCATCGCAATCCAACTTCTTTCGGCAGCTTTGACGTAAACACTGAACCTGTAAGTTTGACCAATGGTGACTGGGATCAATGCTTGAAAAATACTGTGGACATTGGTTGTTGCCGTTTCAACAAAACGATCTGAGTTGGTTGAACCGTTTGGAGACAAAGCACCAGAAGCAAATGTCAAGTCCGTAGCAGTCCACGTTGTGCCAAAGTTCTGCGATTGCAGCACCAAGTTGGTCGTGCCTTTTTCCAACAGCAACCCTTTGAGCGCAAGCGTCACAGGGTCGTAATCGAATCGAGGTGTGTCTGCGGCAACACTTTCAATGTTGCCGCTGGCGTTAACACGGGTGGCAGTTGTTCCAGCACGAGTGAACGTGATTCTAGGGTCAAGGGTCGCGCCCATGAAGTCCAGTGTCAAGGACGGCAGGACTCGCTCAGTGGCTGTAAGTCCGAATGATGGAGTTATCATGCTAACCCTTACTGAACGATGTTGTACCAGAACTGCTCTGTGCCAGCAGCCGCAGTCCCATCGGCGGTATAAATCACAAAGTCTGGCTGGCTGATAACAACATATGGGGATTTAGAACTGCTAACCAAAGTTGCGGCAGCGGCATTCGCAGGCTGTAAAAACACCTTAGCGTTAAGCTCTACGCCTCCGTGCGAAACAACAGTCGTGTTTGCTGCCGCGAGTGTTACAACACCTTGCAAAGGGGCAGTTGTATATTGGTTGTTGCAATATGTGCTGTTTGTTGAGTAACCGGTGTCAAGAACGCTTCCCGCAGTCGTGCTGAAGTTGTTGACGATGTAGTTGGCGCTGCATGTTGAAAGTTGCGCGACCATCGCATTGTTGATGTCGTTCATCAAGTTTTCAGATACAACGGACTCTTCCACATACTGCATAAGCACACCGTTAGTGCTGCTGATGATGTGGTTATTGCTGATTTTTGTTTTTGTGATCTTTGTTGCCAAAGTGCCTTGTACGTTAATGCCAGCACCAGCAGGGTTTACAAATGTGTCTATAAAGTTACCTGTCACCAAAATATCGGTCGCTGCACTTTCAGAAACAGTCACTTGAATACCACCGATCCCCACACCAAAACCCATCGTGTTGTCGAACGACATAATGTTGTTTGTAATGGTGGTTCCAGTGAGACTGCCGGTATACCCAGCAGTCTCAAACGCCACAATACCAAGTTGTCCGTTTCGCAAAAACGTGTTGCCTGAAATTAAGTTGCCTTTGCTGTTGAGACAAGTTGCTCCGGCAGCACAAAAATCCGAATAGTTGCCAACACAGATGTTGTAGTCACCATCAAAACGATAAACAGATGTCAACGTTCCCTTTAGTGCTGGAGAACTGCCGGGAATGGTGTTTGGGTTGCCGATGACTTGGTTATTTGAAACCGTGTTTTTGTCACCAACGCAGTAAACAAGTTTTTCATATGGATGAATACAGACATTGCTATCAATTACGGAATTACTTGTTTCGTTGAAGAATATGGTGTTGACAAACATGCCTCCATTCGCAGTTGGGGTGAACAAGTTGTTGCTGATGTCGTGGCCTTGCCCAAGATAAGCGCGAATAGCAAAATACGCCGTATCGCTATATGCAATAGGGCCGCCCGTAAAAGTATTTCCAAGAATTTTTGCGCCAGTGCAGTCGTACAGAAGAACACCAAGTTTCGGGGGAGTGTCAACAATGCAACCAGTCATAGTGAAGTTGTCACCAGACACATAAATCAACCCCGGAAAAACAGCTTCCGTGCCAGAGTTGACATCGTTGATGGTACCGTTGCCGATGATCTTGCCACCACCGCCCGTGAATGTCACATCATTGGCGGTCACATGGAAAATGTACGGAGGATTGGCTTGCTGTGTTCCAAAGTTGGCTTTGACATCACCCTCAAACACAATCTGCATTCGTTTGTTAATCTCAATCGCCGTGGACAAACCACCTGTGGTGTCGATGGAGTAGAACGATGTGTCAGCGGGAACGATCAGAGAGCCACCAGTCTGAACAGCAACCACGGCCAGCTTGAATGCTGCAAGATTGGCGGCTGCTGTTGCGGAAGACGACGCGCCGTAATCTTTGACGCTTACAGCATCGCGCATCTTGGCTTGAGATGTTCGCGCAACTGCACCCGCACCGGCAGCAATGAATCCGATCAACGATGAGCCGGAACTTGCCGCCAACGTGGTCAAAATACCGCCACCGTTTCCAGTTATATTGTCGTAAGTTGCAATCGTGACACCGGCTGCGGTTTTGACGACGAACTTGTACTCGTCACCATCAGTCAACCAAATTTCACCACTGTTCGGCACACGACCCGCCGAGTCAAGCACAATCGGATTGGTGTGAGCTACGTTTCCGGCACTGGTAGTGTATGTTGCAAGAGGTGTGGTTGTTCCAGCTTCGTAAGTGTACAGCAAACCACCGGATAGCGGATTTGCGTTGTTGTCAAGCAGTTGAGCGCCCGCACCCGCAAGCACCGACAAGTTTACGGTCATCTTAGACTCCCAAGTTGCCAGCAGCCACGAACGTATTAGCGACGGGAGCCATCAAAGAAATGACAGCATACTGACCCATCGTGCTGAACAAACTGGAGTACGACACCAACGTCTGACTGTTGGGGGCAACAGTGACCTTGCCAGCGCCGCCTTGGATGATCGTGCAGTTGAACCCCGCACCCAAACCAGAAGCACAGTTAATGGTCACAGCACTGCCGGAAGTGCAGTAGATGATCTTGCCGTTGTCAGTGGCCGACAAGGTGCGCGTGGTGCCTGACTCAGTGACGATGACGCCGGTCAGCATCTGCTGCACGGTTACCTTTTTGGTCGTGCTTGATTGAACCGCAGGCAGTTCTTCGGTCAACGCAAGCGGCGTTGTTACCGCAGGTAGTTGGGAGATTTTTGCGTCAGCCATGACTTATCCTTAAATCAGAATGAAATCGTCGTTTTCCTGCACAAGGAAATCACCGTTTTCGCAAAGAAGGTTGCTCTGGGCTTGTTCGCTACCGCGACCACCGAACAACGAAACAATGCCACCAAGCCCAATGGCAACTGCGTTGCGAAGGCCGACACCGAAGCTCATCGGATGTTGATAGGTTTGCAGTAGATGTCACCGCTGTCGGTCACGCGGATCGCGCTGACACGCCACGGTGCGCCAGTGCCCGGTTCCAGATAGAACGGGATCGGGGTGTAGGCCGGGATCGGGGTGCTGGAGGTCGTTGCCGTTGCTCCCACGCCCACAGCCACATAGCAGGGGGTGGTAGACCACACCACGACACCTTCAGGGCCGGGGTTCCAAGTTGAAGTACTACCTGCGGTGCCGGTATACGCCACCGTGCGAGCCGGATAGTCCGCGTCAGCAAGAGGTCTGAGAAGTTCCAAGGTGTTCTCCTTTGGGTGAATGATACAAGGTCAGGCCAAGAACTTCAATTTATAGAGCGTGCTCAAGTACAGACCCACAATCTCGTCAATGATGTTCTGAATTGGAGTGTCGGACTTGTCACACACCTCGTAGCGGCACTTTTCGATTTCTTCGACCTGATCTTGCAAAAAGTCCAAAATGTTGGACGTTTTACCTGCGTTCATCAGCGAAATCGGGCCAATTAAGCCGTGTCTTCCTTGGTATGCCTCGGCAAACTTGTCGGTTAGATCAATCACGCCGTCGTAAAACTTACCTAGCGCTTTGTGTTTGCTGTAGCTGCGCGTATTTAAATGCACAGAATGGGCAACATCTCGTGCCAAAAACAACATACCTACAAATTCAGCGCATTTCATGGCTAGCTTTCCTGTGGTACTACATTAGGCATTGGTCTGGCTTGTTGGGCTTCTTCCTGACGGGCCATAATCTCAGCTTCGCGACCCATACCCTCTGACTCAGGCATAATCGGGCCTTGCATTTGCTGAGGTGGTATCAAATCCCCTGCATCGTGCGCCGCAGCAATCGTGCCCATCACAATATCTTGAATTTGCTCCATCGTCATACCAGGCATTGTGGCTGAAATACGCTTAGTTTCAGCATCAAACGCCTTAATTTTAGCTTCAAATTCGCGTACTTGTACGTCTCTAGCCTCAATCGACTGGTTAACGTTCATTAGCATATCGTGCATTTGCTGCATTTCCATGCCCATTGCTTCAATTTGCTTTTGAGCCGCTTGTAGCGCTGGATCGTTGTCTTGATCAGCCAGCAATTGCGGGTCAATGGTCTTGCGAAGCCGCGCTGCCATCTCCTGAGCGCCAGGCCAATCCATGTTTTTAACAAACAAATCGCCTGCGACAGCCCATAAATTGGGGTTGCCCTGCAAGATCTGCGACATGGCGTCCATCGACTCTTGGCGCTTGGTCATGTAGCTCGGGCCGGTAGTCACGACGACGTCGTAACGGCCCACGGACGGGTTGTAAATCTTGTCGATGACCACGCCAGCCTGATCGATGATCTTCTTGACCGGCTCGGCCTGCGTCGGATCAATCTTGACCATGTTGGTTTCGCCATCGATGCCGATGATTCGGGCAATACGTTGCGTGTCGTAGATTTTGGGAATCAGATCCACCAGTTGACGGGTCACGTAGCGCACAGCACGCGCTAAATTGTCTACATAATGGTACGTACCTGTGTCAGATTCCTTCTGTCTTGCTAAAATAGCACGTCCAGAACGTTCGTTTGACACTTGGCCCAGACTCGCATCGTACTGGCCTGTGGTAGCTTTGATGTCCTCAGAAGCCCCCATTTTGGCCTGTATGAGGCCCGTTTGAGGTAAAGGTGGTGCAGCACGCTGTGGCAGCGGCAAAATTGATCCTGAGCCGTCTGTGACATCGGGGTTGACCTCCAGATACGGCCAGTTTTGCGTGTTAGCTGTCTTCCACTGGTACTCGTAACCCTCAAACTGACCGCCGTAGCCGATGAAGGGGGCTTTGGGGGCAAGCGCAAGCATTTCAGCTTCTTGGCTTGTCCAGTAGTTATACATCCGTTGGGCATCCTTGGCGTTACGCACGATGCCTGAGATAAAGATACGACCGTCAACTTGGAACTCGTTGCCCACTACGCGTACGACAGGTATCCAGTTGCCCGCCCACTCACGTTCTTCAAGCACCTCAAAGCCATTGGTTTTCATCCACATGACTTTTTTACGGTCTACTTGACGCTCACGTATGGGTACTAGCCCCATCGAGCGCAGCGTAGCGTCTTCGACAGACCCTTTAAAAACAGACTTGTTGCCCGGGAACAAGTACAGCGTCTCCCGTTTGTGCGCGATGTAGAAATACTCAGCAATACGGATCGTGTCTTCTGTAATCCACTGACTGATGTCTTGATCACCAATACCTTGCGCCATGATTGATGACAGCGGCGCAGCGTTAGGATACATGCGCTGGTAGTCTTCCTTGAGCATGTCCTCGGTAATGAAGCACCACTCAGCGTCCGCACCGCACGGATCTTGGATCAGCGGGTCCATATAGACACTGAAGCTATTGCGTACGCGAG